TCATGGCGTCCAGCGACTCTTGGCGCTTGGTCATGTAGCTCGGACCAGTCGTCACGCACACATCGTACTGGCCAACGCCAAGGTTGTAGATCTTCTTGATCACAATCCCCGCCTGGTCGACAATCTTGCGCACCGGCTGCGGCTGGTTTGGGTCGATCATTGCCGAATCCGTCTCCCCATCGATGCCGATGATGCGGGCAATGCGCTGGGTGTCGTAGATTTTCGGGATCAGGTCCACAATCTGCCGAGTGGTGTACCGAATCGCCCGCGCCAGATTGTCGACGTAGTGATAGGTGCCTGTGTCGCCCTGCTTTTCACGCGCCAAGATCGCTCGGCCAGAACGTTCGTTGCTTGTGGCGCCCAAACTAGAGTCATATTGGCCGGTAGTGCTCTTGATGTCATCAGAAGCGCCCGCCTTGGCCTGTAGGAGCCCGCTGGAGGCCATTGGGGGCTGTGACCGTGCCGGTAGGGGCAGTACGCCGCCTGCGCCGTCTGTAACGTCAGGGTTGACCTCCAAATACGGCCAATTTGTCGTGTTTGCGGTCTTCCACTGGTTCTCATAGCCCTCAAACTGACCGCCGTACCCGATAAACGGGGCTTTTGGCGCCAGCGCGAGCATCTCAGCCTCTTGGCTGACCCAGTAGTTGTACATGCGCTGGGCGTCTTTGGCGTTGCGGATCAGCCCAGAGACGTACAGGCGACCGTCAACCTCAAATTCGTTGCCAACAACGCGGATAACGGGTATGGATTTGCCCGCCCACTCGTGTTCTTCGATGAATTCGAACCCGTTTGTCTTGCACCGCTTGATCTTCTTCTGATCCACGATGCGCGTCTTGATGGGTTTCATGCCCATCATGCGCATCTGGCGGTCTTCGGGCGAGTTCTCCATCGCCGACACGTTGCCGTGGTACAAATGCAGCGTTGCCGGCGTGTGTTCGGTGTAGAAGTACTCCGCAATGCGTACCGTCTTCTCGCTGATCCACGGGCTCAGGCTCTGGTCGCCCACGCCGCGCTGCATCATGGTCGATATTGGCGATGCGTCGGGGAACTGGCGCTCGTACTCGTCAGCCGTCAGGTCTTCAGTGATGAAGCACCACTCCGCGTCCGAGCCGCAGGGGTCTTGGATCGTCGGGTCCATGTACACGCTGAACGAGTTGCGCACCCGAGCGATACGGATGTCCTGCTCAAAGCTGTCGTCGTTGCAGTACTCGGTCAGGAGCCGGATGTAGCCCTCGCCGTAGGTCACCTGGTTCTCGCAGGCGGTGTCGTAGGCTACGTCAGCGTCCGAGATGTACTCGATGTGCCGCACGATGCCGTCGAATATCTCAGCGACCTCTACGTCGGCCTTGTCGTCCACCGGGATGACCTTGCCACTGGGCCGGTTCTGCCGTTGGTCGTTCGTGACCTGCTTGACGTGCTGGGGCAGCTTGTTGATCGTCAGGCACGGCCTGGCGTTGATTGTCTGCCCTTGGACGCTGCCTCGCGTTGCCAGCACATCTGCCGGCCACTGCCACTGGTTGTCGGGACTGCCTGCGGCAAAGCGCAGGTCGTCTAGCTCATCCTCGCGGGACTCGCTGTAGGCCGACACAGCCATCGTAAAGCGGCTACGCATGGTGTTCAGATCGTCGGCGTTGCCGCCGGCGACTGACTTAGCCGCTTTGATGTCAGAGTTCATTTCTTTTTCGCAGACTGCACAAACGCCTTGGCTGTCGGCGCTCCCGGCGTACCGGGCTTGCGCATCTTCTCTTTGCTACCCGCCGCAATTCGGTCTTGCTTAGCATTGATATTAGCATAGAGACCAGGTTTATTGCGCATGGATGATCGCAAAGTTGATGACCACAGCCTCTAGCAGCGCGCCGCCAGTGATGTTGCGCAGCGTGATCGTCGCCGAGCCGGCCAACATGCTGGAGACCCAGCAGTTGTAGGCGCCAGCTGTGGCGTTGGCGCTCGCGACATTAACGATGATGACGTCCTTGGCCGACAGCAGGCTGTTGGTCATGGTGAAGGTCACGTTGGTGGTGCCAGCAAGCGATGCGGCGTTCATCGTGATCTGCCCGGCGCTAGTGTTGGCCGTCACGCCGGTTGACTTGCTGGTGAGCTGCGTGACCGCAGTCTGAGCCGCCGTGCTGTACCCAATTTCTTGGGTGGCGTAGCAAGTGGTGAACTCCGGGTCCGCGTAAGCGATGCCGGTAGATTGTGAATTTGACATCTAACTTCCCATCCAACTAGTTAGGACGCCTTGCGGCGCGTAGGTTTTACGAGGAGACCTGTCTACATACTCCCGATGCGCCACCGGGAACGCGAACGTCACCGCCAGCGCGTCAGCAGCATCAGGACTGGCAAGACCTCTTGAGCGCATTTCCTTCTTGCCTTCTAAGAAGATTGTACCGCTAGAGTTAGGCTTCTTGGTTGGCCCCACCAGGTCTGCCTTGAGTTGCCGATCCTCGGGTATGGATGCGCTTCGCAGCCAGTCCTTCATCGTGCCCCACATCTCAGCCCGCTTGTTGCCCCACATCACCGAGTTCTTGGCCTTCCAGCCAAAGTTCACTCCGCGTACCTTATATCGTTGTTCGTTCAGTCTGTCAAGTATACCGTACCCTAGCCCGCCCTCGTCAATCACCGTCAGCACCGGCTTGAACTCCTCGATGGCGTCGATCACCCGACCGACGATGGTCATAGTGTCCTCGCCTTTGAAGCGTTTGATACTGATGATGTCCCGACCCTGGCGCACCAGTATCACTGTGGAGTCCATCCCCCCTCGAGCGGGATCAATGCCCATGACGATGGGTGCGGTCATGTCCTTGTACCTGACCCGCTTCATGGCAGCGTCGACCACGCCAGGCATGATGAACTGGTCGTCCCCGCTCTTGGGGAACTCACCGTAGACCTCGACGCGAGCTTCGTCGCTGTCCTCACCGTACTCGGCAATGATCTGGTTGTAAATCGACTTGTCGGTGCCCTCGACGTTGCGAGCGTCGATCTTGCGCGAATTCCAAAAGTCCCGTTTGCTGCCGTCGACCGCTTCGTAGAAGTACCCGGTGTTGCGCCGACCGTTGCTGAACGCAAACCAGAACCGATCCAAGATGTTCTCGGTAAAGAACCCCGCTGCCACGGACCAGATACTGTCTGGGATACCCGAGGCTTCGTCGAAGATCACCATCATGCCGTCCATATTGTGGACACCGGCATAGGCGTCTGGGTTCTCCTCGCTCCAGAGCTTCCCCTCGGCTCCCCAGTACCGGGTGCCCTTCTGTAGGTCACGCTCGACCAGGTCCGTCAGCCATGTGGCCGGCACCATCTTCGTGGCCGATGGCTCCCACCAGTGCGAGTTGATCGACATAGTGGCCCACTTGGTCAGTTCACCCCATGTGACCGTTCTCAACTGGGTCTCGCTGTTCGCGCTGACCACCACGCTCGACCCGATCCGAGTTGACAGCATCCACATCACCAACCACGACACCAGCGCACTCTTACCCACGCCCCGTCCCGACGAGATCGCCCCGCGCATCGCCTCGATCAGTTCCGACGCATCGAGACGGCCCTGGTTCAGCTTCAGGAAGTCCCGTATTTCGCGCAGCACCTCGCGCTGCCACTTGCGTGGCCCTTTGAACTTCTCCAGCGGGGTGTTCACCTGGCCCCACGGGAACGCGAACATGACGAAGTTCTCAGGGTCGTTCGCAATCTGCGGCGACCACAACTGGGTCATCAGTTGCTGCTCTTCTTCCGACGAGTACTTAGGCTTCTGCATCAACCGTTGTCCATCTCGAGTACATCAATCACCTCGTTCTCGATCACCCTGGTCTTTGCCGCAGCTAGTGCGGATGTGATCGAGATCGTCCCGCCAAAGTCGATCTGCTTGGACTCACCGTAAGCCTTGCGATTGTCCGACGCCATCAGCCACTTGTAGGTGTTGACGATCAGCGTGGACCGCTGGACATCCTCGGTCGTGTTTTCTGCGATGGCGTGCTCGATGATCTTCCCGGCCCACGCCTCAGTCCTGATCTCCTTGGCCTCTTTGTACAAGACCTGGCGCTGGGGGTCCTTCTTGATCCACCGAAGAAATGCCCCTGAGTCGATCTCCCTGAAGTCGTCACCGATCGCAGCCTGGAGGGTTGAGCCGCCGTACATCTTTTCCAAGATTCGGGGGAACACCGATTCGTACTGCATCAGTACGAGTTCGCGCATCGGCTTGCTACGAGCCGGGGGCGTGGGGTCAGGCGCAGAGAGCCAAGTGGGTAGTTCGAGGTTGCACTCAGGTGTGACAACTGCGCCTACGGATTGAGATTGATCTGTGTCCATAGTGCTGTGCATCTTACAGGGATGTTGGCATTTTGGCAAGAATCTAGGAAAACATGTTTTTGTGTGTCGTTGAAAAAAATAAAAATGTTCGTGATGCCTTCGCCAGCGTGACCGGCCGGCGGCGGGCCCTCCCTCCCCTCTGGCTCGGCTCGGCGCTGGCCAGCCTGGCCAGGGTGCAGTGATCCCCTGGGTGCAGTGATCCCCTGGGTGCAGTGATCCCCTGGGTGCAGCACACCCAGTGGCACTGTGCCCACTGGGTGCACCTGATCCTGTCACACTGTCACACCCTGCCAGCCGGGGTGCAGGGTGCAGGGGTGTGACAGATGGACAGAATCCAGAGAATCCGGGTTTTGCTTGGGCTTTTTGATGCTCTGGACTCGCTCGAAGTGCTGGGTGCGACAAGTGGTCTCCGCAAGCGCGAGACTTCCAGAATGATGATTTTTGAAACAGCACTAGGATTCTGGTTTTCCTGAAATCGTACCCCCCTCAGCTAAGGACGTTTGTCACACCCTCATCGCACAGCACTCGGGCAAAACTTGAAACAGTGCAATCCTGTCCATCTGTCACACCCTGAACCCAGTGGGCAGGCTGTCGCAGACGCGACAGACAGGGTGCACCCAGTGGATCACAATGCAATCACTCGAGCACACAGCGAGAGCCCTTG